AACGGATTACTCCAGTATCTCCTCGTGGGTGTGAACCTAATTTAAGTTTCTCTAATTTAGCCATTATTACTCCCTATTTCATTATGTTCATGAGTACAGTGTTCATGAGTACAATTTTCATCACAACCTTGGTTCATACATGAGTTAATTATTTTCTGTAAGTTTTCACCCTCTTCCCTGGTATATGTGTTGCTTATTTCGCCATTTTTAATAACCAATTTATATGAGCAACTGCAATTCGGGTGAATCGCTCCACCTACAATATCCTCATAATCTGCTACGAATGTATATTTCTTACCATTCTCCACGATATCTATACTATCTCCCTTATCTAGGAAGTTAGTTTCAAACGGTACAGGTCCTCTATCGATCAATTCTTGGCAGTAAGCACAAGGATGTCCTGTTCGAGAATAAAGTTGCTTATACGCATTTTTTAGTTTACCTGTAACTTCTAGTAATTGTTTATCTGCATCGTATTGTGCTTGTACGTAAGCTCTGGAGGTTTCATGTCGAGCAATTAAGGTAGCACGATTTTTAGATACCTCAGTAAATTCCTTGCGGATAGAGTTGATTACATCTTTACGAGCAAAACCTTCTAATGCCATCTTGTTAGCTTTATCGTAAATTTTACGATTCTTCTCTAGAATGTCTGTAGTATCGATAGCTTTTTTAATCTGCTTTTTAGTAGGCTTCTTAGTGAAATAGTCTTTGAATTTGTCTGGATTGCGATCATAAGCCTCACCAATTAAGTCGATGGCAACTTTACCCATTAAGTCAGAGTAAGCCTTATTAGAAGCCTTTAGAACATCATTTAAGATGGTTTGTAAATGTCCCTCACCTGAAGTTTGTGCTCTTTTATCAATAAATTCACGAACACTTTTAGATAACACATAAGTTTCAGGCTTAATTATGTCTATTCTAGGTTGTTTAAGTATCATAGCTAGACCGAATATCGGAGTAATGTATAACCAGTATTCCTTGAGAAAGTCGCCTATTTCTGTAGCAAAGTCCTTAGAAATGTCTGTTGGCATAAGGTCTGGCTGAGTAAAGGAATTAACCGTGATATTCTCCAAAGACACATTCAAGATTCTTTGGTGTACATCCAATAACTCTTCTTTAAGCTTGTTATGAGCATTGTTAACCTTAACTATATCGTCAGGGGTAATATCGTTCTTGTAAGCATTGCCGATAACAATATCAGCAATATCTCCGTCATCATCGTCAGGTTTGTCTAGATCAATTCCTTGTACTTTAAGAATTTTACCTACTAAGTCTTCAAATGGAGCATAGTATTCGTTTGGATCGACCAAATTACCATTGATAGTCATATCATCTAGGTAAGCTAGGGTCATATGAGGATTGTAATCTGGGTATTTCTGAGTATAGTGGTCTAATTTGAGTAAATCTTCATGCACCTTGACTAGTTCATCACTCTTTTTAAGTAAAGCAACTAGAGCAAAACCTGTATCTACAGGGAAATGACTGATTTTTTCAATTGTTACCTCTTTAAGTCCAGATTCCTCGACAATTTTAAGGATTTGGTCCTTTATTTTGTAAGGTTTATCCTTTAATCCATATACTAAGGTTACGTGCGGGTTATCTTGCCCTGGAATATTAGTAGTTTCAGGTAGTAAATCGCTGACATTTGTAAGAATTGAAGTGTCTAATCCTGAATTATTCAATCTATCTAGCACATTTATAGCTTCAAGTTGAGCTCCTACCCAACCCTGGTCATCTGGTTCCTCTTCCTCTCGATTGTTATCGGCATTTTTAAGAGTTTCCTGAGTGGAATTATCAATATTTATGACAGGAGAAACATTAACAACAGGTTGTTTGTCGGATTCTTGAACTACAACTTTGTTTTCTGGAGCTTTCGGTGCTTCAATATAAATATTTATTGGAGAGTTTTCTGTAGTAGGTTTTTCTTCTTGAGTACTTACTTGTTCTTTAGCTTCCTTTTCAGCTTGCTCTTGAGCTTTACGGGCTTCCTCTTCGGCTTTTAGTTTATCTTCATCAATAACTAAGTCTTCTAGGTCAGATTTACCTGTAGCGTATGAAACAGCACTTTCTCGAGTATAACCTTTTTCTACCAAGTCTTGTGCTAGGGCGGATTGACTATTTCTTAACTCAGTAGCTTTCATTTCAGAATCATAGTCTTTAGATAAAGCACTTCTTAACTCGATAGTATAGCCTGTTCGTTCGTACTCGTTAGGATAGTTTCTACGGTAATCCAAATTGAGTACATCAATAATATCTTCTACACGTGGCTCAATAGAATCTCGAATATAGTTATCATCTTGAACTCTAGCTGTTTCACGGGTTGTGCCAGATTGTTCAATACCTAGATTTGTTTTAGATGCTCCGGCTACTGCGATAAACTCACTTCGATTTATCTCATTAATGTCTAACAAGGCAGCTTTATTTAAGTCTATTTGCATGTCCTGCCATTGAACAGCTCCTGCTCCATTGGCGAAAATAGGTTCACCTTTAGTACCTGAAGTAATTCTTGCCTTGAAGTTTTCAAAGTCCCCATCGTCTAGTAAAACATCTGTGGTGATAATTCCTGGAGCATTTAGGTTACCATTGAGAGATTGACGTGTATGGTCTGCTGATTGATTTAAGGTATAGATAGCTGGTTTAGCGGCATCAACTAATGACCACGACTGAGAAGTGTCAAAAGGACTTTCTTCTATAAAGGTAATAATTTGGTGTGCTTGCCAGTGCCGCCTTCTACCATCTGCTTTATATTCAACATAACCTGCTACTTCGCCATTTTTATCGATAACTCGCTTAACTTCAAACGGATTCAATAGTACGAACTTTTGTATATAACTCAATCCAAATCCAGTTGGTTCCCTAACTACGCCTAAGTAATAGCGTCCACATAGATCTAGGTAGATGGAAATGTTCTTCCAAAACTTCTTCGTGGAGAAGTCAGTAGATTCTTGAATGAGTTTTAAATACGGATGAACAGGATCTTTATTTAATTTCTGATACTCCTCTAACAATTCAGGAGTAACATCAATATATAAGTTACGTTTAGCAATTGCAGATACTCGGTTGCCTTTACGCTGAGCTGCCGCATATGGATAGCCTCTATAAGCATCTTCAGGGGTTACCTTAACACCGCTCCATGTAGGAGTTAGCGATGGTTTAGTATTACCATACCTTAAAAACTGGTTAGAAGCATTGAAACTGTTGTTGTTCTTTCCATTCGTGAAAGAGTTGATTATCGTATTAAAAAGACCCATGTATCGTTTCTGTGTTAGAGATTATTATATCTAGGTCTAATTATACCAGATTATTTATTTTTTAGTTCAGGATGGCGTTCTTTAAGCCATGAGTTAAAATTAGCATCCACATCAGCTACAAGTTCTTCGGGTGCCTTTTCATACTTATCGAGATTGTTCATTTCCTTATACATATATTCAGTAGCATAGTCTAGGATTATTCCAGCCTGAAACTCAGCAAACTCTGTAGCTCTTTTTGTGACCTTTTCAACTTGTTTATCTAGGCGATCCTGCAACTCCTCTGCCATTTCATCAGTAATCTCTACCTTTCGTGGATTGTGATCCGCCACTAGGATTTCATACAGCTTCCAGAGTCCTAGAATATAAAGTAAGATTGTTACAATTGTTGCTACTATCTCAAACATTGGCATCATCTCGGTATTCCTTTAATAGCTTAACTACTCGTTTAGCACTCTTTCGTACTCGTTTCATAAAGTAATCTAATTCAACTAGAGCAGTTTCAATGTATAGAGGAGAAAGTTCTTTACTTTCTTTTTTATCGGAGATTTCAGTACACTTCGCAATATGTTTATCTAGTTCTTCTTCATAAACACGCCAAGCGTCTTCTAGATTCACAGGAATGTCCTTTTTCCTGGATCTAATGAAGTTGACTTCAATTTTCATTACGCCTCCTTTTTAGCCTTACCACGACGTGAAATACGCCCACCTTTTCCACCAGCAATTCGTGCTAATTGTGGGTTAGCTGCAAAGCCTTTTCTAACTCCTGTAACCGAGCCACCTCTTCGTCCTAGATCTCTGAAATAATTACGAGCCGCGTCTTCACTGCCCAATTTATTCGCCATAGTTTTAAACATCTTGTCGTTAGGTTTACCTGCCATTTAATTTTCCTCCTTAATATAATCTACATCTATTTTGTAACCGTTTATTCCTAGCTCTCTAGCCATTTCATAGGCTTGCTGTTCCGCTAGGTATTCGGCTTGATTTTCGGTGCCTGCTTCTATATGTAGTACAGTTCTTAAAGTAAGAGTTATTCCTGCTACATACTTTCTAGGCTTGCTGTCTGGATCGGATTCGTACCATTTAGAGTTCGTCATAATCGTCTTCTCTAATGCCTTCTATTTCGATTACTGAAGTGTCAATATCACAATCCAGATATGTTCCTTGAATTTGCTGAATAACTTCGTTTTCGAAGTTTACCTGAGCTTCTTCCTCATTCTTAGCCAACACATCAAAGTCGCTTAAAGAGATGGTAAACTCACCACTCATTGTATATACCTTTTTAGACATCTTTGAACTCTTCCTCTGTTGGTGTCTTTGGTGGCACATTCACTGTGATACTAACTGCTCGATTCACGGGTTTCCATTGAATGAGTGTACCCTTGAATCCTGTTAGTCGTGCCTCTTTAGAGGTTACGCGTACCACCTTTACTTGTTTGGGATACGCTACTTGTATCTTCATAAGCTCCGTCCTTTCTTTTCATTTGCTTATGTTTTAAGTATAAGGGATAATGTTGCTAATGTCAACGCTTTTATTTCCATTCTACTGAATCTAGATCCACATAGAACTTCTTGCCAGCTTTTTCAGCATAAATAGAGTTCATTTGAACATCTATATTTTCCCAGCCCAATTCTTTCAGGTCTTCTGCTACCATATCTAGATCTAGTGTAGTATAAATATTGTATTTTTCACCATTTACGATGTTAGTAATATCTTGCTTTAAGTTTGGATTATTCATTTCTTGTCCTTTCATTTAGTATTCGCATTGTGCAATAATAGCAGGCTTATCTAGATTCCAGAAGTTAATAAACCTAAGTTCACAACTTTCTTCCCAGGTGGATTCAAGAGAAGGTTCAATATTTAATATTTCGTAGCCAACTTTCTCAGCCTCTGTAACCTCTTCCTGATTCTCGAGTATGTAAATCTTATGACAACCATCCCAGGCGAATTGTGTTGCCTCTGGTGCCATTTCTTTAACTTTAGTTAAAACGTTCATTCTTGTCCTTTCCTTTATGTTATAACCTAAGTTTATATCATTCTACCGCTTATGTCAATACTCTTTATGTCTAATTCTTCTTATTCAGTAGCATATTGACTTTAACCTTATATAAAGCAATAAGACGTTCTAATTCAATGTTAGAAATCTTGGTATAGTCTTTATTCAACTGTTCTAATCTAGCTACCTTTTCAGGTCCTAGCTCTCGTTTAATTTTTGGAGTATAGACTTCGTAATTACCATTAAGTGTTCGGTTACAATTCCTGCAACATACTCGACAATTGTCTTCTTCCCACCTAGTACCGAAATATCCACGCTTAATCCAGTGAGCATTGTCCATAATTTTCCAGGAATAACGTTTACCACAGGTATAACAAACACAGGAGCCGTCTTGTAAAGAGTATTTCAACCTTATGTATTTGGAGAATACTTCATCTAAGTGTTTAATAAGCGTTGGACGCGTGTATTTCTTTGAAGATGATACGTTATATAACTTCGGCTTTTTAATCGCTGAAACACGCTTAGAAACGGTTTTAGGACGCATTCCACTGTCCCACATAGCCTTGTAGCATTGGTATTTATAATGTCCTGGTTTTTTACAGTATTTGCAGATTGGAGTTTTCATTTATCTATTTTCAACAGGCTTCCCTAACTCATTTACATAGTATTCATATACCATTTTAGGAATATCTAGAAACGATTCATCTTTGAAGCAGGCTTGGTAGGTAGTCTTACGTTCGTTTTCAAGTGCCTCTATTTCGGCGTTAGACAGCTTGTCACGCTCTTGTTTGCGTTTTATGTATTCCCATGTATATTTACGTACACTGCCCGTAGAAAAGCTTACAGCATGTTTATCGAGGTATTCTTTTAACGTGCAGAAGATTGGATGGTCTGTATGACCGTCAAACCTATATGTGGTATCTAAGGCTTTTTGTAACCTTGCTTGATTCGCTGCTGATAGGCTCATTGAACTTCCTTTTCTTCTAATCTTCATTAACAGGTGTGATTTTAAGTACCCTAAGTATGCCCTGACCTGGATAATGTTTATCTGGTTTATTTCGTAGCAATATATCTATGTTATTACGCGTATTCTTATCTAAGTCCCCATCAGACTCTCGATCCCACGTTGGTAATGCTCTTTTATTCACTTTAAGTACCGTTTCATATGTTTGTATACTTTCGTTAAAGTAGCTTTCCTCTTCAAAAGAGATTAGATATTTTTGCCAATCCATTTTATCCAGCATATAGTCGAATAACCTCTTCTTTAGTACTCTGTATTTACCATCCTTTTGATAGAGTCTATACTCAATCTTTTTCTCTCTTTCCAGCTTGTCGACTAAGAATCCATTGTAACCTAGTTCCGTGCGTTTACGTTTTAAGTATGCGTCTGAGTATTTCGGTACTAGAAATGCTTGCACCGTAAGGAAGTTGTCCATATTGTTATCCAGATATTCACCCATTGTACAGACAACTGCGTTAGGTGTTCCAGGATCGAACGAATATACAGTTTCCAGCATTTTCTTTAACATTCCTGCGTTAGCCTTGTCCATTTCTTGTCCTCCTTTTAATTGTAGAGTGCTTAATTTAGCACCCTACCCCACTTAAGCCTAATTCATTTAGATTTTCAACTTCCCTGAATGTTTGACTAGCTTGCTTTTTAGCCCCGATATATTGGTTAAAGACCTTAATGTCTTGCCAGCCTAAGTTTGCCAATTCCGCCACTAGAGTGTCTATGTCTAGAGTGGAGCCTTTAGTGTTGATGATATTGATGATGTCTTGTTGTAAATTTGAAGCGTTCATTACTATCCTTTCATTTGCTTATGTTTAGATTATATAGCATTCAATCGCTTATGTCAATAGTTTTCTAAGAGTTCAGAAGAATAATCTTTTGCTTGCATAACAACACGAGTCTTTTTCCAGGTAACAATATTATGTAGACTGAACTCAGGAGAGCATTTAACACAGCTAGCTATCTTTCTTTTAGAAAGTGGTCCTTTTCTGTATATCTTATGTCCATTTGGGCAAGTACCGACATACGTGAAGATTATGTATGCTTCTTGATTTCCATACGTTTTACCAGTGCCACCAATTTCAAGACATTTTTCTTTCCAGACAGAGTTGTGACCATCCCATGAATGTGTTAGAGCGTGTGCTATTTCGTGTAATATGACTTCCCTGAGGATTTGTTCATTGTTAACCTCAGTTAATGGTTTGCTGAGTAGAATCTTCTTAGCTGTATAGTTGCATTGTCCGAATGCTGTTAGTTTTGAATTAAATGCTAGTTCCCATGAATCGTCTAGGTGTTTAGCCATTAATTCTCGAGCTAGCTTTTCCGCGTCTTGTATATTCATATTCTGTCCTTTCATTCGTTTATGCTTTAATTATATGGCATTGTAGACAGAAAGTCAATACTTTTTAGCAAGAATATAAAAGAAAAGCCCCTATTTAAGGGGTTATTTCTTATTTTTCCTGTTCTTCAGCTATAATTTTATCTGCTTCTTCTATATCTTGTTCATCGAAACCCATTTGTTTTAGCATTCGATTAGCAAACTCATCTGCTGTTTCATTTTCCGAAATGCTCATTATAAATGGCTTCTGGGCTTCCGCTTGGGGTGTATTTGCCATCTTTAATATCTCCTGTTTTAATTTCCGTGAATGTCTTAAGATCAAAGACTGCTAATTGTTCAGCTTGTTGTGCCTTTTTAATGGTATCTTTACTATACTTACCAACGTGAGAAATATCTAGATACCATTTACCATCCTCTGGGTTTTTCCAACCTCCAAGGTTAGCGTCTGGGTGGCGAAGTTTATCTATATTCTTAACAATGAACTTCTTTAGCTCAACTGCACCGAGTTTATCTGTACTAATAATTGCCTCACTGTCTTTGTGCGGGGCAAAAGCTATACATTCTCGTTTCGTATTGCCGTGAATGTCGATTGTCATACCGCCATTCTTGTTAGCCGAATCTAGAATCTTTCTGATATTGTTCGAACTAACGCCTACAGTACCAGCACCTGAGCCACCTCGTTTACCAGGTCTGCCCAGATGTCCCCAGTTGCCACTTCCTTCACCTCCGTTTAAGAGTAGAGATAAAGCAACTACGGCGTTCTTAATTGCTTGTTGTCTATTCATAAGACAAGTATACCAAATCTATTTATCCTCTCCTTTCCATCGTTTATTATATGGGAAAAGGGCGGTTATAGCAATAGTTTTTGTAAGAAACCTACCCTAGGGTTATTCGTTAGATTAAGCTGTCTGAATAGTGTATGTTGAGCTATCTGGTCGTCTATATGTATAGGTTTTTAGCCCTTGTGTATTAGTTTTGACTGACACATATTTATGATTAGTTGGAACCATATACACATCAGTTCGTACCTTGGTTTTCTTACTGCCCGAGCTGCCTGTGGTACCCAAGCTTTGAAAGGCTACAGCTGCCACCTTGAACCTATTATCTGGATGTAATAAGACTTCTGATTCAAAGTTAGTATTAGTACCCATACCCTTCAAGTCCATAGCTTTACCACCATATTTAGACAATTTGGATACATACATTCCTTTAGTATTCTTATCTGCTAGAATATGAAGCCCTACATTGTTTTGACCATATCCTGAAGTACCTTTTTCTTGTAACTCTCCACTGCGAATAGTGGTGCTTGTAGGAGCTTTGTCCTGATAAATATATTTACCTATTTTTTCAGAGAACTTGTCTATCTTAGAAAAATTACCCTTAGCTGCTTGCTTAGCAAATGTTTGCATATCCTTGTCTGCAAATACTTCTTCGCCGACTCCTCTAAATAGAATTGCATTGTTCCCTAGTGGACGATCAACAGCAGATATCACATCCTTATACGCTTTTTTAACTGCGTCTGAACCCTGTCCAGTGCGAGCATATTTATTCACGTTCTTATATGAACCTTCACCATATTCTGAGGTGTAGTCAGTGATAGCTTTTTTCTGCTCATCAGTGAGTTCTTTAGTGTGGTCTGAATTAAGAATAGACTCATAGTCTTTCTTAGAGAAACCCTCTAGCTTTTGTCCATTTTCACTAACATACATATACGGAGTACTTGAGCCTGCCTTAGCTGCTTTTTCATCAAACACTGGACGGTAAAGTACTTCCTCTCGTTGAGCTCCTGTAACTGAATCGGTGTAGGTTCGTTTAATTGTAGGTAGGTCTGAGTAGCTACCTCGTTTAGGCATCAAATCTTTACTGCTAGGAGAGGAGGTAGAACTATCGCTTACTCCACCTTCACCGCTACCACCTCGCTTTCCTGGTCTACCTGCGTGTCCGAAATTACCACTTCCTTTTCCGCCGTTGATAACCATACTAATCGCTTCGATAGCTTGCTTGATTGCCTCATTTCTTTTCATTAACAAACCTTTCCATCTGCTCCATTAGAGTGAATGTAGTAGCTTCCAGGACTTTGTCTGTTTCTGTATTGTAAAAGAATGGCTGTTTGATCTCAAACCTTTCCTCTAGTTTTTCGGCATCTTTAGCCCAACCCTCCCAGAGAAGAGTGGTGCGGACATCAAACTCTTGTTTGTGAGTGATGCACAATTGTTTCATTAGAGCTGAGGTAGCGTTACCAGTACAGCCCTCACATGTTCGTTGAAATAGGACTATCATTAGTCTTATTTTACCACGAAATACGTTTAGAGTTACGTTTGGGATCTCTTTGAGGATTAACTTTTCTATCCCACATCCAACTAGCGATCATAAAAGAGTCGGAATAGTCAGGAGATCGTCCTAGAGTTTCCTTAAGTTTGGACTTCTTTATTACTTTAGGTTCTTGGTTTTCCATTTCGTAAGTATGAGCTCCAAGTTCTTTTCTTAACTCACCTAGAGTGCTTACATCCTTATAGAGTTTAATAGTTCCTGAATCCATATTTAACATCAAGTTATAGTAATTGTCTGATCTCGATTGACCAGTATTTACATATTCTGTTAAGGTCCAGCCACGAACACGTAAAGCGTCCCTTACGCCGACACCGACACCGTTTGATTCCACCGCTATGTTTTTAGCGTTTACTTGTTGAAAACCATTTCTTTGGGCAAACTCTATTAATTCATTCGCAATTAAGTAACTTAAAGGCTCTTCACTTTTTCTATCCCAATTCATCTGTACATTAGAGCATTTCTGAGTTACTAATACACCATTGTCTATAAGAGAGAATACTGTACGATCTCGACCAGCATCTGAAACGTCCACTCCAATAACTTTATTAAAGTTCTCACTAGGTTGAGGCAATTCATACGTTATAGCTTTATCTATCAAGCCTGATTTAAATAGCGAACTGTCATCATCTGCGTAATCCCAATCTCCATCGAGCAAACGTTTTCTTTCCCTCCTAGGAAGCGTTTTAAGTGTGTCTATGTAGCTTTGTGGAATAAATGGATTCTGATATACCGACATACGAAGAAAACAGCGTTTCATAGGCACTTTCTTTGGAACCTTTTTTTTATCAGGTCTGATAACCGTTTCACCAATTATCCAGCTTTGGTATTCACCACCACCAAGTTCCATATATGGATCGTAATACTCAGTACGTAGGAAGTTTTGAGATGGGTTACCAGAGAGTACTAGTTTACCAGGCAAGCTATGTTCTTTCGCCATTATGCCACGACCAACACGTGAACGAATAGCATTCTTAGCCTCCAAAGTTACTTCACCAGCCTCTTCAATAAACGCCATATCTAATTCAAGGGAACCGAAACGTGAGAAATCAGGGTCAGATGGGTTTTTCATTAACTCACCAAAAATAACAGTTGATCCATTGTTATATTTAATTTCTCCTAACTGGGCAGAGTAGTTGAAGTCCTGGTCCTCTACCAAATTGAACATCTTATGCACTTGACCCAGTAAGGTTTGGATGAATGATTGTCGTAGAGATTTAAGAGTTTTTCTTCCTACAAACAAACGACAGCCAGGGTATTGCCTGATGGTTAGAAGTACCATAATAGCCATCGTAAATGTTTTGGAGCCACCGCCAGATCCACCCATAAAGATTTCAACAGCACTAGGATTTTCAAGCAAACCAATAGCATGACGTTGCTTGTCGCTGATTGTGAGGTTTTCCACTAATCCTCCTCGTCATCGTCTTTGTCTTTGTCTTTAATCTCTTCTAATGTAGGAGTAGATACAACATTGAAACTAATGTTAGCTTTATCGAAGAATGTTTCACCAGCTTCATGTACTACCTTTTCACCGTAACCAATCTTATTCAATAAGTCCACTAAGTCGCGAACTTCCTTACTAATAGGCTTATTTTCTGCTACAGATTTAGCTATCTCTTTAGTAGCACCAGCCACAATTCCAGCGGCTATCATTGAAGCAGGAGTATTGTCAACGATTCCTTGCCATTGACTAGGAGTGCTTTTAAGAATGGTTTTTAAGAACTCTTCATCATTCATCAATTTGCGGACTTTAGAACTGAAACTAGGAGTCTTTTTCCAATTTCCTCGAGGGTTAGTTGGTGGCATCCCTTTGTAACCAATAGTAGGAATAATATTCTTAAACCCTCGCTCTGCTGGAGTGAGCAAATCATCAGGAGTGTTTGCAATTCTCTCGATATCTTCTTTACTGTACTTCTTCCCCATCAATTCCCCCTCTTTTTGTACATTTTTATGTTTCTTTGCCTTTTATTCTTTTAGATTATTTTCATTATCTATATAAATGATTCTAAATGTATTATAGCATAATTTAAGCACACATAAAGCCCCCTATGAAGGAGGCTCTCAGGGTTTATCCCACTACTTGGTAGGTAAACGGTATAAGTAATGTAGTGTAATCTATCATGGAAGGCAAGACTACACTTTCATTATATATTATACATTATTAAGTGTCAATGCTTTTTCTTGGGTTTTTCGTCGAGAGTTTCAAATAAGGTTAGCACTAGATTCTTAGCTTGTGGATTGTGATTGTTTAATTCTAGTAGTTGATTAAGAGTGTCGAGTAATATTTCTCTAGTACCTATTGAATGACATATTTGTTTCATTAAGATAGCTAAGGTTTCCTGTTTTTTCTGCTTAATAGCCTTGTACTCTGGAGTGGATTTATCTAGTGTTTTTAGAGTTTGCATAATAAGTATCGCATGACAGAGATTATCATACAAATTACAATCTTTAACACTAAATTGATTCATGCTTTATTATAACATGTTTTGGTATAAATTGTCTAGTAGATTAGTTGTTTTGTTCAATAAGGGAATCTAGCTCTTCTTTATCAACGCCCATAGCTAGTAGTTCTTCATAATCAATGCCGTCTTCGGAGAAATTGATTCTTTCGCTAGGTGTGTATGCTTTAGTTTCTTCATTGTAAATGATTGAGTCTATTTTCTTACCGTTAATATCATAACAACGGATAAAAGATATTCCACCATCCACAACAAGTGAAACTTTCTTAGTGCCTACAGGTAGGTCGTCAATGATAATAAAAGGTGTTTTGATTTGTATTCCAACGGTATCCATAATGGTCTCCTTTTGTGTTGGGTTAAGTTTATCTACTATTATTATACCATAAGAGGTAATATCTTAGGAGTTATGCGTAAATAGTATATGACCGATTCTAAGCTCTTGTATGCGAATTTATTTATTCATATATAAAGTTATGTATAAAAGATAAGAACGCCCGTTAGGGACGCTCTTACGCTGTTTTAGAGTATGTTTACATTAGCTTTAATAAGTCAATGAACTAGTAGGTACTCCTGTCGTGTTTTTGCTGCACTCAGTCTTAGTATTTCATCGATTATCCCCTGAGCCTGACAATTTATTCCTTCTTTGACGGTCAGCTAGTTTTTCAAGGTTAAGGTCTGCAATGTCTTGAAGTTCAATGCCCAAATAATCTGCAAATACCGCTAGATACCATAAAACATCTCCTAGCTCCTTTTTAAGGTCTTGTTTCATTTCCTCTGTAATGACAGACTCGTTGTCCCTAACTGCTTTCTTAAGCTTTTCCATGACCTCGCCAGTTTCACCTGCTAAGCCTAGTGCTAGGTGGAATAGTTCATTTTTACCATTACGGTTAATGGCTGTTTCTAATGCTTTTAGTTGGTAATAATTAAATGTCATGTGTCCTTTCCTTTCTATGTCTTAATTATATGGGAAATAACCAGGTAAGTGAATATCTTAACGTTTATTACTATTTTGTATGAAACTAGCAACTAGTAAGAAAAATATACCACGTGTCCAGTCGCTATGAAAAATAGCAATACAAATGTTAACAATAACTATTCCGTAGACTATAAGATCAAGAATATCTGATGACGTTTCTAATAATTTAGTTGTTTTCATTTTCTTCTTTGTCCTTTAATTCTTCTATAGCTTCTTTCATCGCAACCATACCATTCTCTTCATTATCTATTAAAGAGTAATACCAATATTCAATTGTTTCTCTTTGAAGCTTTTCCATCGCTTTTATGATACCTTCAGAAGCTCTATTATCAAGTGAAGCCTGATAACATAGAAGGTCATCATATTTAGTATATCCTTTAGCAATATTAAGTTGAGCGGCTTGTGTAAGAATCCTATATTCAGATAGGACTTGGTAAATATTTGAATTAATGGGTTTTGGTAGTGGCATTCATTACTCCTATTCTTTACGGTTGCGTTTCTTATCTCGCAATTCATTCATCCATTCTTCATCTTGTTTAGATATTTCGTACTCTGAGATAGCTACAAGAATTAGAATCCCTGTTACGATTATTATCCAAATTAACATGTACATTATTTATATATCTCCCCGCATTTTTAGTAATTGAGTAGATGCTCTATCAAAAGGTGTAATATCTCCACTAGTCATTCTCTTGTAGTATCTTAATGCCCAAATTCCTAGAAGTTCGTGTCCATATACCGTTATTAGAAACTCAATAGCACACCTTGTGGCTTCTGGTATGTCTTTATTCTGTAGATGAGTTTGTAACTCTGATACGAGTTTATCCTCTGCCTCTTTCTGGCGTTTACTGACGGAATCAGCCGCTAATTCTCGTCTTCTTTCGGCTAATTCTTCAATATCTTCCAGAGTTAACTCTTCTGTATTGAGTACTACTCCATCTGTAGTTTTCAGGAAGTTTTTTATCTTATCTTCTTTCATACTCCCTCCTTTCATTTTTAATTATAAGTGGTTTACTTTAGAAAGTCAATATTTATCTTTTTTTTCGAAAAAAGTCATAAAAAGTCGGAAAAAAGTATTGACTTTTGCATCTTTATGATATATAATAAATAT